GGACGAAAGCGGGATGGACGGGATGATTCTCGTCGATGAGCTCTTGCGTCCGCTCGTCGCCGCCGTAAAGCCGGTTGCAAATCCAGATCGCCGGGCGCGGCACCGCAAAATCATACAACACGATCGTCGGCAAGGTCCGCGCGCGCGTCGTCAGGTCATACGTTACCGCCGCGTGGAGCGCGACCAGCGAGCGATACGAGGCCTGGTCCCTGGCATTGGCGGCGACCGTCTCGGCATTGTCAAAGGCCCTGTTGATGCCGTCGATATAGCCGTCGATTTGCGACCGGCTGGTAAACGTCATCGCGGCAAGGATGCGCGCCATTTGCACAAGCAAGCACCGGATGCAGGTATTGCCGACCGACCAGGCCGGGAACGCAAGCACAACGATCGGGATGGTGCGGCGGCGGATCGCCTCGAGTTGCTCGACGGTCGCGCCGGCGGCGCGGGCGAGATTGAATACGTTGGCGATCGGCTCAGCGATCGCGGCCGTCTCGATCAATTCCTCGGCGTCGGCGAGGAGATCGCCGACCGCCAGCCGGAACAGCGAGCCCGGCCGGCCGGGATCAATGGTCACGGTCGCGACGAGGTCGGCGATCACCGTCGCGACGACCCTCGTTGCTTCCTCGCGCGCGAGGGCTTGCATTATCCACCAAAGCCGGGATCGCCGGCCGGATTGCCGATCTCAGGCTCGCCGATCGTCACCGTGCCGCCGCCACTCGTGCCACCGGTGCCGCTTCCGGCAGAGTCGCCGAATACGGCGTCCTCGGAACCGCCGGCGCCGAAACTGTTGCCGGTGCCGCCGAGCTCGTCGCCCGACGAGGTTACGGTTTGCGCCTCGGTATTGTCGGCGGCGGCGCTCGATTGCTCTTGCGAGCCGGCATTGCTGGAAAAGCCGGCCTGACCGGCCTCGACGAATTGCATTTCAAACTCGGCCATGCCGCCGGCCTGGCGCGTCTCGCGTACGGTGTATTCGCGCGCTTGCACGAGGATCGTGTCGCGTTGCAACCATGTTGGCAGGGTGAGCAAACCCGGCCCCTCGGCCTCAAGCGCGAGGACGAGGAGCTCCCGCCATATCTGATAATCCGGCCCGATGACGTAGCCGGTAACCGGAAAGCGACGCGCCGAGCGGCCCATGTCCTCGGCGTACGGCGTGTCGCGCTTGGGAAACTCATGGAGCACAATGCGCCGGCCCGAGGTCCGCGAGTTGGCGTCGACATGGAACGGCGCCAGGCGAAAGGTCGCCGGGACGAGCATCATGCGCCAGAGCGGTGTTGCCATTTATGCGCTTTCGCTCGCGTAGGGAATTGTGCTCCCGCGGTGCAATGCGACCTCGGAAAACGCGCCGGCCGACGGCGACGAGCTCGTCGGCGCGCGCCCGTAGCCGGGGAGATCAATGCGGACGGTCGCGGCGCCCTCGATGCGTGCGACCTGAGATTGCCGGGCGGCGGCGTCCATCATGCGATCGCGCGGCACCGCCGGCGGGCGCGGCTTGTCGCTTTGCGGCGTGGCGACCGGCGCCGTTGGCCTGGCGTGGCGCGCCTCGTAGTCCTGCCGCGTCATGACCTCGGCGCGGCCGTCGCGGCCGATATGCAGCATCAACGGCCCGTTTTTGGCTTGCTCCAGAAGCGCCCGCTTGAACGCCGGCCATTGCGGGCGCGGGACGGCAAAGCATCCTTGCGTATAAAGCCGGTCGAGCGTCGCGCCCGAGCCGGGATGAATCTGGATACCGGCGCGCGGACGGCCGGGATAGCGCGGGTCGTCGATCGTGCCGCCGGCACCGCCGAGCCCGGCAATCGAGCCGATCCGCCGCCCGACCGGACCAATGTCGCCGAAATTGATCGGGTAGTCGCCGAACGGCACCGAGCCGCGGCCGCGGCCGCCCGAGGCGTAACCGAATGTTTGCCCGCCGACCGTGACCGCGCCCTGGATACGGGAGGGCCGGCCGGCCTGATCCGGTGAGGCGCCGCCGATCGCCTCGGCGACCTTGCCCCCCATTGGCGGGCTTGCGCCGCCCGAACCGTCGCCGGCGCCCTGCCTTGTGCCGCCGCCGCCGAGCGAGGCACGGATCACGCGCGCGGCGCCATCGCCGCCGGTGCCGCCATGCGCGCCCGGTCCCTCGGGCGTGCCCTCGTCGAGCGCCCATTTTTTCAGGCCCTCGACGACACCCTCGGCGATCGTCTCTTTCGCCTTGTCGTCACCGCCGGCGCCGGTGAGCGAGGCGCGCATGACTTGCGCGCCGCCGAACGTGCCGCCGCCGTAGGACATTTTTTGCGGGCCGGTCGGCGCTACTCCCATAAATTGCTGGAACGTGCCCCAGAACGTCGAGAGGTCGTTAATGCCCTTGATGATGCGCGGGACCAGGTCGGCGATGCTCGTGAGCGACTTGGTGAACGTGTCGAGCGTGCCCTCCGTCGTAAGCTTTTGCGTGAGCGCCTCGAACGCATTGCCCATGCGCCAGATTGAGTGCTCAAAGGCGTCGGCGGCGTTCTCGTCCTCCTTGGTCGTGGCGCCGACGCTGGCGCGCCATTCCTTGATGAGCTTTTCGCGTTCCTTGCGGTTGGCGTCGGCGAGGCCCGGCGGGAGCCCGCGGCTTTTCAGGAAATCGCGCCGGTGTTGCGGATCGTGCAACTGGTCGAGCTTGTTGAGGATGAGCTCAAGCGCCTCGGCGTTGGTCTTGGTGTGGCGCAATTGCTCGGCAAATTCGCCCTGGCCGCGGAGCCGCAAATCCTTGGCGCTTTCGCCGATGCCGAGCCGCGTCTTGTGCATCTCGGCGGCAAAGTCGCGAAAGCCGGCGCGCATTTCGCCGGCCGATATGCCGAGGCGCCGGCCGACCGCCTCAAGGTCGCGCATCCGGTCGATCGAAACGCCGGTTTCCCGGCTCAGGCGCGACAGGACCTCGGTCGTTCCGGCAAAGCCCTTGAGCGCGGTAATCGCCGTCGCAATGGTCGCGCCGACGCCGGCAAAGCCGACGCCAACCGCGCGCAAGGCCGGGACGACCGTCGCGTTGAGCGCGGCGCCGACATTGCTCGCCGCCTCGCGCAAGCCGTCGAAATGCCGCTTGACCTTGGTCGCACCGTCGCCGCCGCGGTCGCTCAGGCGGTCGAGCTCTTTCTTGAGGTCATTGAGCGGCTTGGAGAATTTGTCGACGACCTCAACGACGACCTTAATCGCTTCGTCCTGTTCGGCCATTTACGCGCGCTCGGTTGCCAGCATATTGCCGCGGTGCGTCTCGACCTCGGTAAACATGCCGCTCGCCTCGGTGCTCGTGCGCGTCCCGCGCGGAAAGCCGTTGAGCATGACGCGCAAGGATGCCGCGGCCTCGGCCCGCGGCGTGGCCTGGTCGGTCGTCGATGCCTCGTGCAACCGTTCGCGCGGCACCGCCGCCGGTGCCGGCGGCGGCGGCGTATCGCTTTTTGGTGCGGACCCGCCCGGCGGCGCGCCGGTGTAGTCCTCGACGCCGGGCAAGCCGCGCTGATACTGGCGCGCGCGCTCGTTCTGATACCGTTGCGCCGGCCTGAGATACTCGCGCAAGAACGCGATCGCGGCGCCGGTGCGGCCCGAGTGTTTCAGTTTTTCCCAAAGTTTCGGGTAGCCGGTTTGTAGCCGATGCAAGAGGAATTGCGTCTGCAAGCGCGGGTCTTGCCAGCTTGCGCCGGGATGGTTTTCGCGCAACCAGCGCGAATAATTATTCCACTCGGCGCCGCCCTCTTGATAGAGGCCGTGCGCGTAAAGCGCCTCGCCGCCATAGGCCGGCTGGTCGGGATGCCGCAAGGTCGGGTCGAAACCCGACTCCGATCCGATATTCGCCAGGATGCCGGCGATCGCCTCGTCGGACAGGCCCGCCTTGCGGAGCTCGTCGACAACGGCGCCGGCAACGCCGCGCCGGTTGCCCGGTATGCTGGCGCGCCCGCCGGGCGCCGGCTCGCTGTCGTTGTCGCCGCCACGCCCGCCGCGACTCCCGCCGCCGCCGCCGAGCGAGGCGCGGATCAGCGCGGCACCGCCAAAGGTGCCGGCGCCGCCGGTATCGAACGACATTTTCTTGAGGCCCTCGACGACGCCCTCGCTCGTGCCTTGCTTGATCGTGTCCTTGGCCTTGTCGTTGCTTTGCGGCGTCGCCGCCGGATGCTCGGGATCGACGGTGCGGAATCCCATGCCGAACAATTGCTCCCAAATGGTGAGCGGCCGGCCCGGCGGTTTCGGCAAATGCCATTCTTCCGAGCGCGGCCCGACGAGCTTGTCGCCCAACGATCCCGGCGCCGGCTTGCCGATGCCGCGAATGGCATTGTTGATCCTGTCGATCGAATCGAGGCTCGACTCCAGCGACTTGACGACGCCCTCAAGCGTGCCGTCGCGCGCCATCTGTTTCGTGAGGGCTTCCCACGAATTGCCCAGGTCCCATAACGATTTTTCAAATCGTTTCGAGGCGTCGATCGCGCCCTTGTCGGTCGCCCCGACCTGCTTGCGGTATTCGGCAACAAGGCGCTCGCGTTCCGCGCGCGTGGCGGCGGCAAATTCCGGCGGGAAAAAATGCAACGCCAGAAACCGCCGCCGCTCGGTCGGGTCGCGGATTCGGTCGAGCTCCTGAAACATCAGAGCTTCGGCTTCCGCGGTCGTCTTGGCCTGGCGCAAGCGGTTGGCGTATTCGGTCAAGCCGGCCTCGCGCAAGCCGGTCAACGTCTCGCTTTGCACATGCGCGCGGATTTTGTGCATCTCGGCGGCAAAGTCGCGAAAGCCCTGGCGCATTTCCGCGGTCGTGGCGCCAACGCGGCGGCCGACGGCCTCGAGCTCGCGCATGTTGTCGATCGTGAGGCCCGTCTCGCGCGACAGGCGGGAGAGGACGTCGAGGTTGCCGGCAAAGCCCTTGAGCGCCGTCACCGTCGCGAAAATTGTGGCGGCGATCCCGGCAAAACCAAGCCCGAGCGAGCGCAACGCCGGCAAGAGCGTGATGTTGAGCGCGCTCCCGACGTTGCGGATTGCCTTGCGGAAATTCTCGAAATGCCCTTGCAGCTTGTCAACGCCGGGCGCCTTGTCGCCGACGCTGTTGAGTTGCTTCCGCATGTCGTCGAGCGGCTTGGAAAACTTGTCGACGACCTCGACGACGATCTTGACGACCTCGTCTTGCTCGTTAGGCATTTTTGTCCTTGAGCGCGATCAATTCGCGAATGAGGTCGTGGATTTGCGACATGGGGAGATCGGCGAAAGCGAGCGGACTACAATGGAAATTGAGCGCGAGGCCGATGCAATCGCCGATCAAATCTTGCCCGGCACCGGCACGAAAAAAGGCGTGACGCCCCAGGCGCATGTGATGAAATCGCGCGTCGTCAGCGAGGCGATCGAGGACGGCGGCACGCCGGCGAGTGCCGAGAGCATCGCGTTCATGCGCTTTTCATCATGCACGATTTTCGGCGGGTCGGAGATCGGATCGAAGATCACCGGATTGCCGATGCTCAGGAGATCGCGCGCCGTCGGCTCGCGAAACGTGAGCACGGTCACGGTTTGGCCGTGCGCCTCGATCGGCCGCGTGAGCTCGCAGGTATAGCCCGGCAACGGCGTCTTGTCGTCGTCGGGAATCGGCGGCGCCGCTGCCTCGCGCGCCTTGATATCGGTCACGTTGACGGCCATTGGCGCTTATCCTTATGCCGCCGCGGCGACGAGCTCGTCGCAAGACATGCCCTCAAAGCGGACATGAAATTGGCCGTCGCGCGTGTTGACGGTCGATCGCTCGGCCCGCCAGGCGCGGCGCAAGACGTACACCGAGCCATTGGCCGCCTCGACGGTGATGGTCGAGTCGGTGACCGCGTCGATCGCCTCGACGCTCGTGCCTTCCAGCGTCGAGACGTCGCCGGCGACATAGGGAACGACCGGCAATTCCGAATAGCCGTGTACGGCGTCCTGGCCGGCGATGCCGGTGCGCTCGTAGCGCGACGGCATGACCTCCAGATTGCCGCGGACGGCGAGTTGCTTGCCGTCGACGGACCAATAGGCGACGCCCGCAAATCGGTTTGACATGGATCGAGCTCCTTTCGGTTTCGGTTAGGCCGCGAGCGCGAGCGGGAATTGCAAGCGGAACTGCGCCAGCACCGCGAACATTCGCAATTGATTGATGACGTCGGGCGGGTAGAGCACGTTGACGCGATTTGGGTCGACGTCGTCGCGCTCGACGATGAGCGCGGCCTTGAAGGCGTCGCCGTTTTCGACGAGGCCGTCGTATTCGCATTGCCGATACTCGGCGACGAGCTCGGCGCGGATGATGTTCGGCGTGACGATCGCCTGGCCGGGTCCAAACCGCGTGCCGTCGTCGGCGAGTTTCGAGCGCGGGTATTTATTGGTGATCGACTGCCGCATCCGGCGGAATAGCTCGGCCAGCGTCGCGAGCGTCGTCATGAGCTCGTAGGCGTTGTCCTGTTGCCCGAGCGTGTTCTTTTGGTACGTCGTTTGCTCGCGGGCGAGCGCGGCGATCTCGCCGGCGTTGACCATTTGCACGGCGAGGCCGACGCCGGCGAGCGCGTTCAATTGCGTCTTGTTAAAGCGCAAGTGTTTCGGCGCCGGCGTAATGCCGTCGAGCGTCAGGGTTTGCAACGGCCGCGCCGGATCGATCGACAAGGCCCCCGCGGCGCGCGCGCAATAGGCGCCGACCCATTCATAGAGCGGCGACGGCGAATCCGGCTCGAACGCCAGCAGCGAAACGACGCCGCTATTGTTGGTCGGGCCGTAGGAAAACAGGTTGGCATAGGTGTCGCGCTTGGCCGAGATCACATGGCCGTAAACCTCGCGCAACCAACCCCACCGTCCCGAGTCGGAAAATCCGTATTCGGTTTCCCAGGCGATCAGCGTGCCGCTATCGTTGAAGCCGAGGCCGACGTATTCGTACGGCTCGTCGCCGAGGTTGGCGATCGCCGTCGTCCATGTCGGGACGCCGACGCCGCCCGAGAGGACCGCGGGCGCCGGCAAGGTGACGCCGAGGCCCGGCGGCAACATTTCGCCGCCGTTCGGCCCGAGCACGTTGAGCGCAAGCCCGATATCATTGCCGGTGAGGCCCTTCCATTTGGCCGTAAGCGTGACGACGGCGCCGGCCGCCGACGCGGTGACCGGCAAGTCGGGCAAGGCGGTGATCGCCGCGGCGATATTGGTGCCGACCGTCGCAATGGGATCGCCGGCGGCAACGCCGACCGCGACCTTTTGCCCGGCGATGTAGAGGTCGAGCTCGCCGGCTTGCGTCGACGGCGTCGTCACCGTGACGGTGCCCGTTGCGGCAACGCCGGAACCAGCTTGCGCGATCGGCAATATCAGGACCGGCGTCGACTTGTTGAGTTGGAAAAACCGCGCGTACATGCGCGCGAGCGGCGAGCCCTGGCCGGCGAGGTTGTTGGCGTCGGCGATCGAGCCGCACGCGATCGGAACATCGGTCGGCGCGACGCCGGCGGTGAGCTTGTAGTCAACAAGCAACGCATACTTGTTGTTTGTCGGCGTCCCCGCTTGCGAGGGATCGACCTCGATATAGACAAGCGGCAGTTTCCAGCCTTGCGGGATGGAATTAAACGAAATCGGCATGGGTCGACTCCCTGGTTAGAAATGAAAAGGGCCGCTTTACCGCGGCCCTTTGGCTTTTGCTTTGTGCTCGCCGCCGGGATCGGCGGCGCGTTGCGGATCGCCGCTGCCCTCGGGCGGGACCTCGGTAATGTCGCCGTCGCGGATCAGGCGGAACGTGTATTGATCGGCGGTCCATAGCCCGCCGCCGGGCGGCAATTTGCCGTCAATCGGATGCGGCGGGAGATCGTCGCGGTTTGGCGTGACCTGGATTTTTGCCATTGCGTCCTCGCTTTGTGAGCGTGTTGATTTCGCCGGTTTGCATATTCCATTCCATTTGCACGATCGGCGCGTCGGGATTCTGGATCGGGCGCGCGTCGACATGCAGCGTCAGGAAATCGTCGGGTATCGTCGGCTTGAAAATCGCCGTGCCGAGGTCGGCGGTCATGTCGAATTGCAATTCGAGGATCGGTGTCTCGTTGTCGAGCGCGACCGAGCCATAGACGTGCATCCGCTCGCCGCGCGTGATCCCCTGCAAGAGCTTGCGATTGAATCCGGTGAGCGTCGTGTCGCACAACAGGCCGTTGGTGATCTCGGCAAACGCCTGGTCGAGCGTTTCCTCGCCTTGCTCGTTTTCGTTGTCCTGAATGATGACGGAAAACCCGTACCGCGCGCTATCGCGCAAGCGGATATCGCCGGCGTTGCTGTCGCCCTCGGGGACGAGGAGCTCGTTAATCAGATAGACGCCGCAATAGGGCAGGTCTTGCGTTTGCACGCGGAGCATCTTGTTCTTGGCAAAGGTAAAGCCGGCAAAAAACGGCATGGCGACGACGCGGTCGTAAATCGCGTCGCGCACGATCAGCGCCGGCGTTTGCGTCATTGGCCCTTGACGAGCTTCAACGCCGGTGTCGGTTTCGCGGTGACGAGCTTGCGGAGCGTGAGCGTCGTCTCGCCGCCGCCGTTGCGCGCGCTATCAATGACCTCCCAGGTGCCTTCGTCGGGCAAGGTGCCGTCGGCCGGGATCGCAATGTGATCGCCCTGGACCGGCACGGTATTAAATTCGGCGTCGCGCACGTCGAGGATCGTGCGTTGCTCGGAGACGATCGAGCCGTCGATCGCGACGACGTCGATCTCGCGTGTGTCGAGAATCCCGCGCGCCAGGCCGGCGCCGTTGACAATGATCGCGCGGCCGAACGTGTTTTGCCCCGGCAAATAAACCTGAGCGGAAAAGTCCACGGCCATTTAGGTGCCCCTTATGTGCCTTTGCCTTTTTGCCGCTTGTAAACCTTGATCGCGCGGTAGCCGCTCGGCGCGACAAAGCGCCGGCCTTTCTTGCGGAGCCTGGTAATCGTCGCGCCGCGTTGCTGCGCCGATTTTTTCTTTTTGCCTTTGGCCTTGGCCGCGTTGCGGATCGCGGTTTGCAGGTACTTGCCCATTTTCTTGAACGTCGGTTGCGCCAGGTAGCCGGGATCGGTCGACCGCAACGAGCGTATCTGGCACCGGCAACCGGGATGATGCGGAAGCTGTTTCTTGGCGTCGCCGTACGAATACGGGTTGTGCGCGATCATGTCCTGGCAAGACTTGCAAACGCGGGCGTCATTGGCCGAGACGATCTTGACGAGGTCGGTGTCGTGATAGCGTTTCTTCCAGGATTTGCGGACGCCCTTGATAACGACGACCTCGTCGGGGTGCAGTTTTTCGAGATCGGCGAGGAGCGCGTCGGTGAGGAATTGCTTGATCTTGTCGAGCGAGGGCTCGATCGTAATGTTGAACGTCGACTTTTCCGGCACGGTGTCACGCCTCGTAGCGCGTGAAATGCGTCAACAAATCATGTGAGGCGCGTTGCGCCGGCGTGCCGCCGCTCGTGCCGCCGGCCGATCGCGCCAGCAAATTCGGATCGAAATAAATGATGCGGCTTTCCTTGTGCCCGATCATGCGCACGGTCGCGTCACCGCGCACCGTTGCGTAATACGCCTCGCGCATGAGCATGACCGCGGCTTGCTTCAAGGCCGGCGGTGCCTCGTCGGGCAAATGATAGCCGCCGGAATATTCGATAATGGTTTGATCGCCGTAAACGCCGCTCGGCAAGGTGAGCTTGCCCCATAGCGAGTCGAGCAAGAGGCCGTCGGGAGTGGCGACCGCGTTGCCGGCGTTGGTGATCGACGTAATATCGGTCATCGCCACCGGATAGCGCGCGAGGAACAGGCGGTTTTTATCGTCGGTCGACAGTTCGGTAAAGGTTTCGACGACCGTCTCGTAACCGAATACGCGGTTATTGCAGTACGCCGCGACCTCGGCCGATACCCGCGTGATGATGCCGGCCAGCAACGGATCGGACACCGTCGAGGTTATGTTGAGTGCGACCTTGAGCTCGTCGAGCGTCATCAGGTCGATCGACGTCGCCGGCACCGTGACTACGATCGTGGATTGCATCTAGGCGGTTTCCGCCTGGAATTGTTCGAACAAGGCGCGCAACGGGATCGGCGGCCCTTTGGTGCCGTCGCTCAAAAGCGGGACGAGCGAATAGTCCTTGCGGTTGATTTCCCAGGACGTGATTTCGCGCCAGGCGCCTTGCTCGCCGCGCGGCCCGCGCTCGCCGCGCTCGCCCTTTTCGCCGCGCCGGCCGCTCGGCCCGGCTTTCCAGCCGGCGCCGGGACAAGGGCCGGGATCGTCGGCGCGCGCGACAAACCAGGTCGCATTGAGCGTCACAACGTCGAGCGCCTTGTAAGTTTCGTTCGGATCGTAGGTGTCGCGAATTACGAATGAGCGTCCGTCGTTTCCGCGTTCGCCGGGAGCTCCGTCGTTTCCGTTGGCTCCGTTGGCCCCGTCGCGGCCGTCGGCGCCGTCGGCGCCGGGCGCGCCTTGCTCGCCCGTTTCGCCCTTTTCACCGGGCGCGCCCGTATCGCCTTTCTCGCCTTTGACCGTCTCACCTTTTTCGCCTTGCTCGCCTTTTTCACCGCGGTCCCCTTTCTCGCCGTCGCGCAACGTCACGAGGCGGTTGCGTAATTCCTGCTCAAGCTTGTGCAAGCGGAGTTCGTGCTCGGCCTCGCGTTGGCCGAACTCGGCGAGCTTGCGCGCGAGCAAGAGGTCGCGCTCGCGCTCGGCCTGGCCGGCGACCGCCGCGAGCTCCTCGACGATCAGGTCGAGGTCAACCGGCGAGCCGGTTAATTCGATGGTGCGCGCGGATATTGCGGCGGATGCGTTTTCGTTCGGCATCGCTCAAGCCCTCGCTTTGACCTTGTCCCGGCGCTGGCGCCGGCGCCGGCGGCGGTGCGCCCGGTCCCGGTGCCGCCGGTATTTTTTCCGCCGCGGATAGAGGAACGACTTGCTGTTGCACGCGCGGCTCTTTGCCGTATCCGCCCGGCACCTTGGCGTAACCCTCAAGCGCGCGCGCCTCGTCGGGCGCCAGGATGCCACCTTGCACCGCGCGCGCGAGGCCCTCGATCCGGTCCTTGAACGCCGAGCGCAACAGCGCCGCGGTATCAAACTCAACGTATTCGTACGGTTGCCCGTCGAGATCGAACAAGAGGCCGATCGCTTCCTCGATATGGTTGAGGCAAAAGCCCAAGCCCGATGCGATCCATGATTGCATCAAAATCTCGGTCGAGTTGACCGCGGCATTGTTGAGCCCGAGAATCTGCAACGGGATGCGGAACGCGAGCGCGATGTTTTCATTCGAGAGCTTGAGAATTTCCGCGGTTGCCGCGTCCTTCCCCGGCACCGCCCACGGCATGACCTTGAGGCCGGCGGTCAGGATCGGCGTGTTGCCCTGGTTCATGCCGCGCGCTTGCTCGTTCCAGCGATCGCGCAAGGCGGCGACCTGGTCCTTGTCGAGCACGAGGTCGGTCGAGAGCACCGCCGACGGCCGCGCCTCGTTCCTGTAGAACGATGTTTGTTGCATGGCGATCGCATCGCCGACGGCGATATCGGAATAGGCGGCGACGAGCGGCGAGACGCCGACGAGCGGCGTCGGAAACCGCACGCGCTCGGTATGCAAACGGATATGCAGGACGTCGCGCATGGGGACGATGAGCTCTTGCGGGCTACCGAGCCGCGCCTCGATCACGTTATTACCGCCGAGCGTGTAAAATATCTCGCCGTTATAGGCGACACGCGGATAACAAACGTCGGGATTCATCAAATGTAATTCGGACACCTCAAAGCGGTCGTTGCGGAGCGCCAGCGCATAGGCGTTGCCGGTCAGGTAAAGCCCGCGCGTGGCGTTGAGCAAAAAGTCGGAAATGCTTTGATAGTCGTTGGGATGCCGCAACAGGCGCGACAAGGCGCTCGTTTCGACGCGCTCGCGGCCGCCGTTGTCGTTGGTGCGCCAGTGATCGCCTGGACACATGGCGACGGTTTGCGCGTAGGCGGAAACGCACGCCTCGACCATTGCCGATTGCGCGCCGGTGACCGGCGTATAGCCCAATTGCCACCAGTTGTCCGGCACGCCGGCGGGGAGCCATCCGCCGGTGACCGGCAGGTAAAACGGGCCGGGTCGGTAATCGCCTTCGGCTTTCCCGATGATCCGGCCCGCGACGCGGTTGAGAAACCCGCGGACGGTCATGCTTTGGCCGACGCGGTCCTGGTTGAATAGCCGGCCGGCTTGTCGGCCGACATTTGCTTGTCTTTGGTTTGCGGCGTGTTCGGGTCGGGTCCGCTGCCGTCGTCCTCGTGCTCGGTGACGGGAACGCCCGAGGCGGCGAGGTCGTTTTCCTCTTGCGTCGGCGTCGGCTTGATATCGCCGGCCGCCTTTTCCCGTTCCTTGCTCGCCTTCTCGCGCGCGTCGCGCTCCTCTTTGAGTTTCTTGCGGGTTTCGTCGGCGTGCTTTTTCGCCGCCGCGGTGTGGTCGGTGTCGGTCATTGGCTTTGTCTTTCCTGTTGCAAAAATGAGACGGAAAAAGAGCGACCGGGATAATTTCCCGGTCGCTTATTTTCCCGGTGTTACCAGGTAACGCCCGCCATCCATGCGACCGTTCCGGTGCGGCGGATCGTCCAATTGATCGGGAGGATCAACCGCAACGCCAGCGAGTCGGTCTGGAACATGGATTTTGCCGGGAAGGCAACGACCGCCGGCGTACCCGCCGTCGAGATATCGGTCGGCGCCGTATCCTCCATGTGCAAGGTCGCCTGGTCCGAAATTTCGAACCGCGGCCCATCGCCGGTGACGCTCACGAAATCCGCCGCGTCGACGACGATCACCGTGCCGAGCGGCACCGTACCGGAATCGATCACCGGCCAACCGCCCAGGGTGCCGCGGCCTATCTCGTCGCGGAACGGGAACACGCCGGCGCCCGGTGCCGCGACAAGCCCGATGCTGTTGACCTGTTGCGGATTCATGAGCCAAACCGGATTGCGGACGTTGCCGAGCGTGCCGGTGAGCAACGCGCCGGTGAGCGCCTTGATATCGCCGGTGAGCGCGGTAAAGCCGCCGCCCGCGGTCGGGGTTAAGCCCGAAACGCCGTTGAGGATGCCGGCCGGCCGGATCGCGGTCGCCGCATTGGCGTCGATCAGGACGCTGTCGAGCGCGATCGCCGTATCGGTTTGCACAGCGTCGCGCAACAATCCCTGAATCGCCGGGATCGAGTGCTCGTCGATCTCGCGTGTCCATGTCGTGATGACCGCCATTTTTTTCGGCGTGAGTGTTTGCGACGTAAAGGCGCCCTGGCGGACGGGGATCGGCAAGCCTTCGCCGACGAACGAGCCGGCGATCGTTGGCGTGCGCGACCGCGTCGGGATGATGATTTTCCCGTTGCGGCCGAACGTCAGC